CCCTGCACTGATTGGGTGTCTGCAATGTTAGCAGGGTAACTTACTGCCCAGCGACTTGCGGTGGTCACTTCGGAAAGCGTTAACCGGTTGTTGCGTATCTCCGGTGTTCCCGCCTCTTGCGTGAAGAAGTCTGGTATAGGGCTGCCATTAGCGCCCGTGAAGTCAAAAAATGCCATATTTATCCTGCTGAATTTTTGCTATAAATGAGTAGTCATTGGGCTTTTACAAAAAAGCCTGGGTATTTGCGGTAAGTTGTTCGTCTGTGTGGGATTGGTGGCGCCGTAAGCTAATTGAAGCTAGGAATATCCAGCCTCATGTTGTTGGGCATGTTGTTCAAGCGAACTTCATACGCACGTTTGTTGATTGCATCGAGGAATAAATCTTCGTAATAACTTACCTCGGCAGGCGAGAACCAGTCTGTACCTGGCTGCTTTTTGAGGATAGCTAGCGCCCCCCATCGCAAGCCTTCTGCATTAACACCAAACACTGAGTCTTCAATTTCTTCAGCGTCAAAACGCGGCCTTACTGCAACTTTAACCGTTAGCGTTTGCGCTTCATTTGGTATTGGGTAAAGCACAACATGGCGGTCAAAAGAGCCTAAGTAACCAATGGGAGAGCCTTCGACGTCTTGCTCAGGCTCCTTGGGTAAATGATTAAGCGGCTTGCCGTTCGCTTTTTTTATTTCTAGCGTCGATACAATTTCTACATCAGAGCAAAACAGATCTAATGGGTATTTTTTAACGCCTGGCTCCGCATCAATCTCAACTTCCATTTGATAGGCAAATGTTTCTTTAAAAAAATGCCTAGCCGCATCCCTAATAGCGCTTGCTGCAGTGAAGGCTGGCACGTTAGGCGCGAAAGGCGCGACTAACGTTACCATATCAAGCAGTTGGGGCATTTGAGTCTCGTCCGTTACGTGGGTTAAACGCTGTGTCTATGCCGCTCTTATCGCCAAGTTCCGCTTGGAATACTTGGTAATGCTGTGACGCACGTTGCGCGTTAGCGGCATAGTCGGCATCTTTGGAGTAAGCGCGGTACAACATAAAATCCACAATAGCGTTTAGGTAGCTATCATCGATAGACAGTGTGGTGTTGTCGCTCTCAAAATCCGTGATAGTGACTGGACTTGGGGCTACGGTGTAGAAGATGTTTAAATCTACTGCCGTAGTGGGCTGCGGATAAATATAAATGGTCTTGGGGTCGCGTTCATCAAACACATAGCTTGCGACTTCACTGCCTGGCTTCTTGTGCCAATTAGGAACTTGATCGTCCAACTGCAAGCGTTTGGTTTTGCGAATAGGCTTACCCGTTAGGACATTCGATACTACGTCCATCCAGCGCAAACCGTCAACCGGCAATGTTTGCTTTGACTTATTTGGCGTAATGGTGAAGTCAATGTTTTTAATGCTCGCATCGGGGCGGCGGTTTACCACTGCCAATACTGCATCGTTGTACCAGGTTAGTAGCTCTTCGTAAGGCCAGCGTGTTTTTGTTGTATCAACAACAATAGTATTCACACGCTCAATTACGTCTACGACTTTAATATTTGACATTGGTAAACCTCGTTCTTACGCTTCTTTGGCTTTAGCGGCTTCAGCCTTTACAGCATCGTCGTAGTCTTTTTTAGTGGCCTTGATCATGCCGAACTTGCCTTTGCGCCACTGCTTCACAAGGTAAGGTGTTGCTTTGAAGACGCGACCAGATTTAGCTTGAAGATAATCAGGTGCTTCAGCGGTAGCGTTATCTTGTAAATCAACTGCACCTTCAGTCGTTGGTTTTGCTTGTGCCATTTTCTAGGCTCCTTAAACGAAAAAGCCCCCAATTAAGGGGGCGAAAGGGTTTACGTTATGCGCGGAATTAACCCAGGCGCATTACACTGTGACCAAGTTGCTCAGGTAGCAACACATCAAAACCGTACACAAACAGTGAACGAACCAAGTCACCGAAATCTTTCGGGTTCTTTAGTTTTTCCATTTCAGTGATTTGTGCGGCAAACGATAGCGCTGACTTGTGACCAAACAACACATCATACGCGCCACTAGTAACGTTCAAGTTACGTGAAGAGTAAATGTGAAGACGGTCAATCATGCCGATTTTGCCCGAGCGAAGAGTAGAGTTACCGTCACCGGTTAAGCTCGCGTCTTTCAGTTCTGACGTTTTGATGCGTGCACACATTGAAGGGGGAAGAACCACGTAGCGGTCTTCATCTGGCGTGTCCGTTTCATCAAGACATACACCAAAGCGCTCGACTAACACATCAACGATATTCGCTTTTGTGATTTCAATAGGTGCAGCTGCGGTACCCAAGTTCAATGAACCTGAATCTTTACCCGCGTTAGCGCCAGCATTCACCGCTGCTGCACCGGCGTAGATAGAGCCCAATACGTTGGCATCAACACGGCGCTTCATTTTCATGCCACCGTCTTGTGAGAACGTGTCCATCAGATTGATATCTGCTTGGTACGCATCAACACTGTTCACTTTGAACGCAAAGTAATGGCCTTGGTCGATAGTTAGCGACACAGGCGCACTTTCTGGCTGTTCGTAGTCTAGGTCTTGACCTTTCTCATAGTCTTGGATGGTGATATCAGGAATGGTGCGGATTTGAACCTTATCACCATGCGACTTGATTTCACCTTCGTAGTCAGTGTTTGCAATTTCCATGTAAACACAGTTTTCGTAATACTTGGTCAGTAACTTCGTTGACCAAATTTCAGGGATAAAGCTAGAGTTGTTGTTTGCACCAGTGTTTGAATAGTTTGCTGCACCGGTAGCTACTGGATAACCCATTTTTAATTACTCCAAAAAAACCGCTAGGGAAGGTACTTACCTTCTTGCATTGCGGAAAATAGTTTTCGCTCCCACTCCTGAAACTCTGCATCAGTCAATTTACCGGCGCGTCTGTCAGCATATAGCTTATCCATCTGCGCTTTGGTCCATACGTTGTCATCACCAGCGGCATCGCCAGGGGCGCGGCTGGTTACATCAACATGGTTTGCTAATGGGTTGTTATTGAAGTTGGAGCCCTCTTGGGCTTTAAAGGCTGTGAAAAAGTATGCGGTGCGATTGATATCGCCCCGGTTGAACGCGTTGTTCATCAGCGTGTTGCGCTGTTCGCCGCTTGCGTCATCGATGGCAGCTAGCCAGTTGTGAAACATCGGATCGTTATTCACTTGCTCAAAATCAATACCTTGCTTGCTTAATTCCGCATTCAACTCACGAAAACGCATAGCTTCCGTTGTTTGCGTGGTTACCTGCTCGGTTTGATTAAGCTTTGATTCAAGTGTGCTTATCTTCTGGTTCAGTTGGTTAATCAGGTCGCTTGAACCTGCGCTAGACTGCTCTGCTACTGCGCGTGCAAAGTCTTCGCCGTACTCGTCAACCAAGGTTTGATTAAGTTTTACTTCACCGCTAGGTGTGCTCGCCTGCTGCTGTTGCTCTAATTGTTGCTTCAGTTGCGAGTTTTCAGACTCTAAGGCCTGTAAACGGTGTTGTAAGCTTGGGTCTTGGCTGCGCTGTTGAGCCTCTTGAAGCTGCTCTTTCAGCTTTTTGGTATCGGCGTTATACATTCCTTGCAGTACGCTGTATTTGTGCTTCCACGTTTGCTCAGATTCCGATTGCTGCGGCTGTGGTGGCTGCTCGGGTGTTCTGTTCTCTTGTGGTTGCTGCGCTTGCGGCTGTGGCTGCTCAGTGTTCCCTTGTTCGGGATCTGATTTTTGCCCTTCGCTTTGCTGGCGAATTAACTCGTTTGCTTTTTCATTTGCGTCTTGCATTGCCTTTGGTAAAGCCATTGTGTTTTATCCTCGGTGATTCAGTTTGTTTGGGATCCTCGAAGGTCTTCCCCACTGGTGTTCACTTTCGTTTAGGTATAAAAAAAGGCCGCTGGATAGCGACCTTTGTGTTTTGCCCGTTTGGGCGCGGTTGGTATTACTGTTCAATCCGATCCAATGTGGTCTTCGGGTCATCCAGTAATTCCATTAATTCTTCTAACGTGTAAATAGCGCCTTGGCTTTTAAACATTTCTTGTGTGTTCACTGCGCTTTTTAGCGCTTCAACGTTTTGCTCTACCAGCATAGTGATAATGTCTTGAATGTTGTTGTAGTGCTCTGTGTGAACGTTCTTTAGGTAAATGAGCGACTTTAATTGCGGTACCGTTAGATTGGTTATCATTGCGGCACCTGCCCTTGTGCTGCCGCCTGCTGCTGAACCGCTGCCATTTCTTGCATTAGCTTTTGCCTAAGCTCGTCTTCAGTAGGAACGAAACGCGCTGCAGGTAAGTCAGCGGCTTTTGCTGCGCTATCAAGTAACACTCTTCGCCCTTCCAGCCCAATAATTTGCATATCAGTTGGGTTGTTAGTCGTGGCTAGGAACTCAGCTTGTCGCATTGCTGTGGCTTCTTTGTGCATCAGCGCATCAGAGCCACGTGCTTTCACTTGTGCATCGCCCTTAATGTCTTCAGGCACATCAGGGTCAATCATGGCACTTGTATAGAGATTAGAAACAAGCGGCTCAATTACGTGAATGTCTACTGCTCGCACCACTTCTTTCATCGATTTACTGGCTGCATTCATCAGCATAGACAAACCTGACGCGGTTTTTCCTGCGCCTGCTGCTTGGTCTGAACCATACGCATAAGCGGGGATACCGCTCTTATCATCGGCGTATCGCTCAAATCTTTCGTACACCGCTAGCAATTCGTTTGCCTTTATATCAGGACTAAAGAAGTTGATACCCGGCTTACTTTGCCCTGCACCATTTACGCCCTTGCTGCTGAATTGCCAGATTTTACCCGGATGAATACTGGTAATGTTCGCGCCTTGTGGTATCTGCGCCAAATCAATGGCTATCTGTGGCTGTGCGCCAATCGCCATGTTGTTGATTAGCGCTCGCATGGTCGCGTTCGCTGCGTCTTGAATGTCTTCAATGATTTCGGCCAGTGCTTCACCACAAAATGAATTGGGAATACTGCGAAACGTAGCTTTGTAATAACCTGGCTTACCGTTCGGGTCAGGATTAACCGACGCCTTTATGGTGTAGTTGCCCACAACCACTACGGTTACTGGGTATTCTTCGTAAGGGTCATTAATCTGTTGCTCAATGCCCCATTCGATTAACTGCTTACCTTGGATCCAACCTGTGAACTCTAGGCCATCGATGTTTTCATACTGGTGATGATTGAAGTTGCGCTTACCTTCTAGGCGCTCACGCTCTGAGTCTTCAAACACCCATTGGCGCAAACCTAATCGGTGGTCGTTCAATGCTAAAGCAATGTTTTGGCTGTTGTAGCCCTTAGAGCCCCGCATTGATGTGAGCGTGCTAGGCGTAAAGCGCACGTGTTCAATATGCCAGTGGTCACCAATGTTTGTAGTAGACGGTGAAGGATAGAAGTCAAACGGGCTCACGCGTCTGAATTTGCGTACCAACTTGTCTTCCATTTTTGCTACATGCTTTCCGGTCTGCTTATCCTGCACCCACTTAACGCGCTTCTGCTTGCGATAGATTGGGCCTTTCAAAATAGCAAAGGGATAGGTAACCAAATCATCTAAGAACGCATCGAACTCGCCACGGAAATCACCTTCGACCATCATATCTTCAATATGCTCGGCCATCTTTTCCATACGCGCTTCGGCCTCTTCGTTTATCTCCGATTTAATGCGCTCTTCGTGCTGCTGCAAGACTTGTTCAGTCATTGCCGCAATTTCTTCTCTGCTTCCCGCAGTCATCATTGCGTTTTGAATAGCAATAGAAATCATGCTCTGTGCAATTTCTGGCGGTAATTCAGGAACCGGCGTAGCTTCTATGTGAAAAGGACGGTCATTGCTGGATGCAAACAAGTCACTTAACCATGCTTTTGCGGCATGAATCTTTGTGCCAGTGAGATTCATGTAAATTTCACTGCCGCCTTGCTTGCGAATATCAGCTAATTTTTGTGGGCTGTACTCACCTTTACGGCGGCGTAGGCAATTGGTGAGCCTATCAGCAATATCCATTTTGTGATTTTTCGCCGTGTTCCAGCATTTATGAACGTGAGCCGCCAGGTTATCTACAATGCGTGGCTGTGTTGCTTGGCGTTCAGCTTCAATTTTAGCGTTCTTCGCTGCTTCATCTTCTTTTTGTAGCTGTTCCGCGTTTTTAACTACCAGCATTATGCCCAACCTCCTGAGCTTTGCACTTGTACTTCTGCAAAGCCTGTGTGAAATGATTCGTTCATGCGATCTCTTATTTCGTTTAGCGCAACGGCAAATGTTCTGAATGCGTCTGACGAGTGGCTGGCTTCATCGTGAAGCGGTTGTGACTTCCATACGCCGTGCTTGTCATCCCAATCCTTACGGTAAGATGACAGGCCAGAGAAGCCTTTTTCTGTCTTCGCTTCGTCAAACCAACAAAGCGGTAGGACGGTTCGGACCGCTTCAATGCCATCAGCGATAGATAATTTAGGTGCCGTGATAAAGTCGATACCAAGTGATTGAGCCGTTTCTAGTCGAGATTTACCGGTGCCTAGCTCTCTAACCGCAATATCATGCGGCGCTACGTGAAATCCGTAGCTGTAATGAAGCTTCTCCCTCAGTTCATCAAGCACAGTCTTGTAGAAAGCGAGCCCTTCACCGGAGTTTTGATAATAATTGATAACGCGGTACTCACGCCCGACCTGCTGGATAAACCAAATACTCATGGTATCGGACATGCCCAAATCCCAAAACGTGTGAACCAAAGCGCTTGGCTCAAACGGCACGCTGGTTAGCCGGCCTGTCGCGTAAATGTCGTTTATCTGGCGATGGTAATAAGCACCTTCAATGGACTGTTCAAACGCCTCTTCTGGCGTTGCAGGATATTCACGGCGAATATCTGAGCCCAATGACTTTTCTTTTGAGGTGTACCACGCCAATTGCCCATTGGTTAGGCGAATTGCGTACTTTTGCTCTAGCTTGTAGCTGTACTCGAGTAATCTATCAGGAACGACAACGTTTTCATCGTCCAGTGTGTAATCAGGGTTTTCATGCCAAGGGAAGAAGAATAGCTCCCAATCCATTTGACCAGGCTTCATGCCTTTACGCTGCCTGTTTAATGCTTCTTGGCAGTAATCGTAGAAATACCCTGCTTTACCTTCGGCGGTAGATTCAATGGTAATAACACAGTCTTTCGATACCGCTTCAAATGCACCCGTTACAATCTCTTTTGCTTTGTGCGGGTACTTGGCGCAGATTTTACCAAACTCACTGATATGCAAGTAGGTGAGCGTGCCACCACGAAACGAGGTGCCGACCGCAATAGATGAGCCGTTTTTAAATACCAGTTCACCGGCTCTTGCAATAGTCGCTGGCATCATCGCTTGTAGCGTTGGCGGTAATGCGTTGTAAGCAAACTCTATCTTTTCACGGAAGAGCCTGATGGAGTCATCGCGGCTATGCGTAATTACTGCGCATCTTGTGTTGTTATTAAACAAACATGCGTCCAACATAAATATCATTGTGAAAGTGGTAAAGCCTAACTGTCTCGCTTTCAGAATAATATTTCGGTAGTGCATCCCCTCGAAGAACGTCATTTGCGCATCATTGAGCCTGAACTTGATTTTTCTAGCTTTGTTATCTGTTATGTAATACAGATTATTGATACGCCAACGCCAGTCACTGAGGTTGGCTTTTAATTCTTCCTCAGTCATTTTGCATTAATATCCACTTTCTAAGATATATACCCCGTATATTTTTAATAAAACGGAATACTTATTTATTTACTTTGCATGTTTAGGCAAAACAGCGCGTGTTTCACCGTTGCTTTCAGAGATCTCGGCGATAAGGTTGTTAACGGTTAACTCGCCTTCTACTTCACGCTTCTCTTTAAACGCCTGAACGTCGATGTGCTTACCTAGCAACTCTAGGTTCTTCACTTTGTCGGGCCATTTGATTTTGCGAAGTACAGTTTCCACTTCGCCCATCATTAACTCTTGAATATCCAAGCCCGAAATTGTTCTACGCCACGACTTAGGCCACTGCGTAATGGGCTTGATATGACCGCTATCATCCAAAATATCAGCAACGTCCATTTCATCAATTTCAATAAGGCGCCTAAGCACGTAATCAGCATTGACTTCGTTCTTTTCGAGCCGTTTGTTTTGCGCTTCCTGTATGGCATCTTGAATGTTCGGTTTTGTAAGGTTCTCGCAACCTGCCGACCTTGCAGTATTTTCACTGTAACCAGCCCGTATAGCTGCCTGAGTTGCGTTTAAGTCAATGAGGTATTCACTGACAAACAACTCTTGTTTTTTTGTCAGCTTTTTGGTGGACATTGTTTGTTTCTCTATGCAGTTAAAGGAACTATCCCACCTAGTGAACGCTGCCCATCGTGGGGCGCTCCGCGCTCAAAGGTGTAGGAAGTAAAGTTATTGAGTTGTAGCCAGGCTTTGATTGCCACTCTTACTTTGAATGAGTAGGTACCGTAAGCGTTGGTGAGTCTTGCTTTGCCTTGGCCGTTATGTGAAACGTTGACAGTAAAAAGGCGCTTTGCTCGTTGTGGGCTGTATACCCTGAGCGTAGCGCCTGTTAATTCGGATTCGACTTCTAAACCATCCGCGGTAGTTACGGTGGTGAATGCCACGTTTAGCCCTCTTTGTTTTCTGCCATTGCCTTAATCGTCAACTCGTGAAGCTCTTGCTTTCTTCGCTCTTCTGCCAACTTGTACTTGTCATCACGCTTCTTGAAGTAGTAGTTCAGACATAGACCAGCTATACCTACCAACATGCCGATTAAGATACCGAACTCTTGTGAAGTGAGTATTCCCCAAAATGCTGAGATACCGCCTCCAATGTAGGTCGTTATTGATGATTTATCGGCCATTTCTTGATTGTATTCGTGTTGGTAGTGAGTGTTCATGCTGTTGTCCTTTTCGTGGTTTCAACAACATGGTTATTCAAATTTTGTTCCATTGGGAATTAGACAAAGGGTTACTTTTTACTATTAAACGCCAATACGTTGCGTTTGCCGATTTCTCGCAAACCCGCATAAGTAAACGGTAGAGTAAGGAACGCGCTTAGTATTAGTAGGTCTGGTGAGTCAGTGATAAACGCGTAAACGATGCCAGCAATCAATGACAATGTAGCGTGTGTAGGTCTTACGTACTTTACGCCGCCCTCTGCATTATCGCCATTGCGTATAGTGGCTTGTGTCTCTGAATGGCTACGCTGTGCATCTTCAAATACAGCTTGTTTGTGCTGAAGTTCGATTTTAAGCGTTGACTCAATGTGCCTGTTTACTTCCGCTTCGCGTGCTGCGGCGATTTCTTCTAGCCTCACCATTGCTTCAGGGTTACTTTGCAGTGTCGCTAACGCTTCATCAGGGTTTGTAGTGCCAGTAGCTTGAGCAACCATTGAGGCCCCTGCGCTTACTGCGCCAACTACGTTACCCGTTAGTAGCGAACCAACGAGACCGGCTACGCCTGTTTTGTTTTCTTTTAGAAACCCGCCTACGTCTGACCAATTCATTTAATCACCCTATGGCTTATACAATTCGAAGTGTGGCAAGTCGAGAAACCTTTCATCGCGGCTTCTACCGTCCATATCCCAATCACCACCCCACCGTAGTAAGTGGGTAATTTTCTTTTCAGCATAAAGCTGACGAGCAATACACATTACGTGACCAGCGAATACAGCAAATGCTAATTCGTCTTTCCAGTCTGTATTTGTTAGCTCAATGAAGTAAGGGCCGGCATCTATAGCAAGTGAGGGGGTTTTATTGTGTTTCGAATCAGGCCAGCGCAATTGGCTTAACTTATCGGCGTAGGCCTTGTTTTGTTCTTTCTCGCCGCGATGGCCGCAGAAGATAGACGCGTTAATAACCTTTTTTACTTCGTTGAATATAACCTGTATATCAACATGGCACGTATCAAGACGCGCTTGTGAAGTTTTGCCATAAGGAAACATAAATTTCAGCCATAAAAAAAGCCCCGACTGGTAAGGTCAGGGCTTTGTGTGAGGTAACGCTAGTATGGTTATATACTATGCAAAGCTCGGTAATGAGTCAACACTTCTTTTTAAGTGCTTCTTTTCATTCGACTCATCTTCTCCAACCACGCTGGAAGCAAAAAGCAAAAACAGAAATGACCATAAAGAATCGGTCATGTAGTAGCAAAATAGTGAGCCGCCAATAGCTAAAATTTTACTTAGGAAGCAATAAGTGTATAAGTTCATGCTGCTGCCCTCAGCACAACGTTAAAAGCCCATATAAAGGCGAAGAAAATCCCCACAGCAACATACATGGCACCCATAAATAGATGAAACTGCTTAAACCTTTCAACATAGTTTCTTTTAAAATTCCTAGAGGAATCATTGAGACCCATGCCTGTTAGGATATAAGGCGGTAACATCACATAAACTACAAATATTATAGATATAGCCAAGATAAGCTCAATCATGCCGCTTCATCCTCTCGCATTGCTGCGTTTATGTGCCTCAGCGCCAGGTCATTCCAGGTGAATAACTGCTGAATTATCGCGTTGTAAGCGGCCTCTATTTTAACTGGAAGTTTATTGCCCTTAACCCCTAACCTGCGACATATTTCGCTCTTGCTGGTTGGTTTAATCTCTTGCTCGCCAGTCTTGCGATTTAAACGCATAATTGGCATTTGAATCTCTTTAATAGCGCAATTGATTAACTTAGCTACTGACACATCAGGCAAATCAATCTCTTTCTCTATCATTACGCTCATTACACCGGCTTTTACGTGAACGCGAGAATTTCTATCATCGGCATACAGTAATCTAGCAAGGTAATACGCATGTCGGATTAACTTTTCACCTGTGTCCGGGTGCCGCATAGCCAGTGCGCCAGCAACTTCTAGCGCATCAGGTGCTACACCGCCAAACGGCATGCCATCGGGATTTTTTGAGCGTGTTGTCATTTTGCTTAATTCTCTTATTGGGTGTGCCATAGTGTTAACCTTATGCCGCGTCTTGTTTCTGCATTTCGCGACACTGCTTGCGATAATGCGCTTTAATTTCTTGTATCTGCTCAATTGTGTAGTGCTTGGGTTCGTGTGGGCCCTCAAGCTTATCTACTCGCTCTTGCCCTATCCGCTTAACCAGGTTAATTCGATAACTAATCAGGTTCCCCGACTTGTGCTGATTACAGGGCACGCACTGACGATGGCAGTTGTCTTCATCAAAACGTAACTCTGGTGAACTGCCTACGCTTCGGTAATGCCCCGCATCGTACTTGCCAGTGTGGAACCTACCGCAACTGATACACGGCTCTTTTGCATCCCGTAACCGGATATAGGCGTTGAATGCCACTTGTGCTTCGCGTAGGTGTTCGCCTTTTGTTTTAAGTCTTTCTTTCTTTGCCTTGAGTCGCTTCGATTCAATTTGCTTCCCCTTTTTGGCCAGTTTAGAAACGTTAGCTGCCGCCCACTCTGCAAAGCAGTTGGTACCGCAAAAGGCTTTTAGCTGCCTTAGTAGCATTTCCTCTTGTGGACCTTTCTTTTTGCAGTGTGAGCAACGGCGTGATTTCATTGGCGCTGCCCCATATTCTCTTTACAAGGCCAAGGAACGAATACCCCAAGTTTCTCAACCAGTGTTTTGTTTAAAATGTCGTAGATAGCTGGATAATCGGTGCTACTTGCGCGTGTAGTGGATTTCTCGCCCATGTACGCTTCTTGCACCGGCTTCCACAAATGCTGCTTAACCGCTTCCATCGTCCACGGTATTTCTTGGCGTTTGCTCAACTGAAGCACTTGCCTTACGTCCATGCCTTTATCATTGAGCGCGTGAGACACCTGAGTTAGCCACACATGAAGCGCATTATTTTGTAACTGGCTGCGCTGCTTCTCAGTTGTGGTTTGCATCATTAGCCATTTGTTTTGGTGCCACTTTTCACGCAATTCTTGTATGGCTGCATCTAGTGACTGTTGACTATTGATAACGCGGAATTGACCTTTCACTATGCCACCTCGCATCTTTTATAAGCTTTGCCCCATTGATCGCCCATTGCATCAGCAATACCTTGATATGTTGCGCTTCTTAGCTTCCCTCTGTCTTTGCTCGGTGGCATTTTATGGATTCTGTTTTCGCGACCATCGACAATTTTTGTTGGTTCTAATTTCGGTAAGCCTTTCAGCCACAAGCATGTCGCTTTCGTTTCGCCGTGCCCAAACTGCCAAGGTTGAATAATCTGATCTGGCTTTCTGTAAAGCGTTGACATAATACAAACGGGGTTTTCTATCGCGGTCATTGGAATGTGCTCAGAGCGCCTCACTAACTTCATAAAGAAGCTTGCGCCAGCGTACTGCCTACCATTCATCTTTTTTGCGGCAAAATGCCTAGACCCGCTGACACTAAGATGAGTGCAAGGCGGGTGCGCCACCATCAAATCGAATGGGTAATCGATAATATCGAAAACGCTACCTTCATAATGCGGCCCAGGCGCTTCAGTAGGAAGTAAGTCGCAACTTATAGCCTCATGACCTTTAGCAATGAAGGCATCCCTTACAACTCCACTGTATTCACAAGCAACTAAAACTTTCACGCCTCTAACTCCTTCCATAACGCATTAAAGTGCTCTTGATCACTTAACGCTATTGCACTGGCATCGCGATACTCTTCATTGATGCGGCAAGACTTAGCGCGCTTTTGCAAAGTTGGGCTTTTGGTTTCACGCTTAATGCGTAGTGAGCGGTTTTCTAATTGGTGTTGGTTCATGCTGCGTCACCTATTTTTATTTCTTGTTCTAATTTTCTCCACACTGCCTCTTTTGACTTATAGCCAGTTCTACGACCACGAGAACTGACAACTTCGCAAAGGTCTTCGAATGGAAGCCAAGAGGCACCAGAATTCTCACAAACATCAACTTGCCCGTTTCTGCTTCTGCACCAGTTTGCTAGATGCTCATAATTAATTTCACTAAACGGGTATCTGGAACCAGCCTTATTGTTATATGGCGGGTCTATGTGCCAATGA